GGTTGGTTTGCCTGCGTCCAGGCTCAATCAGTATAAACCCCTGATTGGCGTTGATCTATTACGTCGTATTCCCGACGGATTTAAACTCGGCGGTTCTATGGCCGGTTGTAAGGTTGTTCTCCAGGGGCGTCAGGCGTGGTGGCAGAGCGACGCGAGGAAGTTGCCATCAACACACTAGAGCGCCCCTACCATTCACAGTTGGCGGGAGGGCTAGCCCGTCCGGTGTTCCCTACACCGGTGTTGCCACGTGCTGGTGCTCGCACAAGCGGCACCAGAGTGCGGTTGAGGTTGCGGAGTAGTGTATGAATGAAGGCTCGGCCTACATATCACGCTTACACATCTCCTGCAACGCTGGATCATCGATAACGTCACCGACTTTGACGTTCTCCAGCAACTTGACTAGGCGATCAACGGTGCTAGCGTTGATACCATAATGGTGATGGTAATAGTCAAGGATGTCACTGCGGGTGGGCGAGTTTGGCACGCGCAACATGTGGCGATACTCGTTAGTGTGGTCGTCGATAATGCGACCCGGCCCCATCTGAACCGCTAACCCACGCCCTAAGGCGCCGAGTAGCGGGTCCACCTGCCCGTAGTGTTGCAAGGTCATAGCGACTCCGCGCACCCAAGCTGCGCGCAGGTGTGGCGGCCGCTCAACCATGTCCCAACCCATCTTGGCGATGAGTTTACAGGGCTTAGGGAGCAGCACGTAGCTTCCGCGAACCGGGTAGAAGCGCCCCGAGCAGAACTTCACATCCAAAGGATTGTGTGTCACGCTCGCTTCGACTTCCATCCCGAATTCAGCGTAGGCCCGGCGAATTCCCGCTTCGCCGCCAAGTCGCTTGATCTCGCTGTCGAGGGTGATGACGACGCTGTCATCGCCCATCGTGATGCATATCCAACGCCGGCCGGGGCCATGGACCTTCCGTTTCATGGCCATGTTGTTGCCGGTATTGGTCGTAGTGGTGTCGGTCATCCCTGATGTCATTTGCTCATCAGTAGAATAGACGGTACCATTGTGTGTACGACCCTTCTGGCGCGCACTTGTGGTGTAGTGGACGCCACTGTTGAATCGGCGCTTGCTGTCGTCGCAGTTGCAGCGCGTTTTCTTGCCGGTAGCCTTGTCGACATGGAAGTCGGCGCGCCGCAGCGCGTTGGCCACCTTACGCGGCATGAAGTTGTTATGGACCGCGTCGGCAAGGAGGAAGGCACCCTCTCCCTCGTGGAGGTCAAACCTGCTTTGGTCGTCGTTCTGGAATACGACAGACTCACCTGGCAAGGCTAGACTTCCGATTAGCACAATCGCCTGGTGCAGTGCATCACCGACCTGTTCGCCAGTCAGGCCGGTGGTGTATACGAATTGCCTCCCCGCCGCGATATCGCTGGAGTTCCAAGCGATAGGAGCGACGGCGTCCCGTAGGCGCTT